GCGATTTTGTTCATTTTAGTTTTGATGTTGGAGTTCACTTTTCAAGTCTCTCAAGAGTTGCAATCAGTCGGTCGTTCTGCGTTTTCCAGTCAGAGCGGATTTCTTTGTTTAACTCTGCCATTTCCTTCTTTTGCACCTGGTTGGCTTTCCAGAGGGTGATGCATCCGAACGCCAACCCGCCGATCAGTCCAGCCGTGCCGCCAGTTTCGATCCATCCTTTCGCTGGTTCTGGGATAGCCATTTCGGATTGGGCGAGCCACAGCGCGAAGGTCGAAACCGTCGCGCAGGTGAATCCGAGGATTGGTTCAAATGGGATGAACATGGTGGTTTGATGATTTTAGAATGTCACGACTCAAGCTCAGGCTCCGGCGCCGGCGCAGGAGGTGCAACGTATAGAACCGATCCGTCCGGCTGTGGGACGAAGATGGTAAGGTCCGCTTCCGGCAGGTTTCCAGCAAGGCCGATAGATGAAAGCGCGCCTTTCATTGTCGCGTATAGCGTCAACGCCTGCGCTGGCGTAATGCCAAAATCGGGCATGGCATCGAGGATGTCTTGCTGCTGGTCTGGCGTATTCACGAGCGCATAGGCTCGCGCCATCTGCGATACGACGAAGGCGGGCACGCTGGCGATGATCTCGGCGATGGTGGCGGCGGTTTTGTGTGGAGTGTCCATGTGTTATGTTTAGTTTACAAGCGTGATGCGTAGGCAATTGGTTTAAAATGTGGGATAAATTGCAAAAACAGCACCCTTTTTTATAGTCATTGCCGTGGCGGATGAAACTGTTTGGCGGGCTTTAAAAACTAAATTTCCAGCCGTTGAGGAATTTGTAAACATCCCTGAAATCGTCACGACACCTCCATAAGCTCCGCTCGCCAATGCATTAGGAACGGATGTTGAGTTTCCGTAATTGTAAATTGCCGGTGACCCGCTAGCGGTGGCCTGTAGTTGAAGCATCACCGCTCCGCCAGACGGCATGCCGAACTCGAAGGATTGGTTTCTGGGCGATGCGTTTTCAGAAACCTCCATAACGATGACGAATGAATAGCTTTTGTTTGCCTCAACTGTATGCGACATGCTGGGGACATCCTGCGCGACAGCGTTTGAAGTGATAGTTAAATCGGACGCCAAGGTGACGGATCTTCCGACGCGTGCATCTACGTCATTTCGCGTAATCAAGCTCGTTGCCGCTGGTGTGCCTGTACCTGCGCTCGTCGGGCGGGTGGTGGACGTGAATTGAGCTGCGCCGGAAACCGTAGGCGCGTCAATCGTCGGCGACGTTCCGAAAACTAGCGATCCGGTTCCTGTCTCATTTGAAATCACGCCTGCCAGTTCGGCGGATGTTGTGGCGGCGAAGGCGGAGAGTTTGTTAGCGGTTAGCGCGATGGTGCCAGATGCGTCTGGAAGACCGATTGTGCGATTTTCAGTGGCAGCTCCTTCCAGAGATGTTCGTTGACCATCATTTCCAAATTCAACAAAACCCTGTGCAGTTGTGTTGATGCTGCCGCCATCACCGCTTGTGTTAATGCTGCCGCCGTTGCTGGTATTTATGCTGCCGCCGTTGTTGCTCGTGTCAATGCTTCCCGCCATTGTTAGGGTGCCTGATCCATTCGGCGTAACTGTAATGCCATTAACGCTTGTGACGATTATTGCGTTGCTCGGCGTCTGCAATACGCCGGAAACAACCTTCACGAATCCCGTGCCGGATGGTGCTGGGCCAGTTGCGCCCAAGTCGCCGGTCATGTAAAAATCAAAAGTGACAACCTCGTTGTCCGTAAATGCAGAGCCTGAAACGTAGGTGCCATTGATGTGGAAATGGTTTCCCTCATCGGTAACGCTGGTGACCAGAAAGTTGAAATTGCTGGCGTCAGAGTTTGAGTTGCTACGGATGAGCACACGGGCTTTTGTCGTCGAGGTCGAGTCGTCAATCAAAGCCAGCAATGCGGTAATATCGGTGCCGTCGAAATCCGTGTCACGAATGGCAATTTGGGTGACCGCGCTTAAAGTTGCGCTGTTAAATTTTAGATGTCCTGGACTTGGCGCACCGGGATTTGTGTTGCTGTCGAAAGTGTATTTTAGTCCAGCGCGGTCGCCTTGGGCGCCGGTTGCTCCGGTTGCGCCGGTTGCGCCGGTTGCGCCGGTTGCGCCGGTTGCGCCGGTTGCTGCTTGGTCAAGCGAAACGGTGATTGTTTCTCCATCGTCTTCAGTCAAAATTAGTGTGATTGTTTCGGCCATAAATTTAGAAAGTAGCGTCGCTCAATACTTCCAAAGTCCCGACGATGTAGGTTTTAATGATGCCAAGCGCGTTAGTTGTCTCAATTGACCAATACCAATTGCCAATGTCCAAAGTTAGCGGATTGACTGGCAAAACCGTAAACGCGTATGCGTTTGCGTCGGTGATAGTAATCTTAGAATTTGCGCTGGTTAGCTCAAGACCAGTGACCCCGTCCCCATCTCGGAAAAACATGCGAACACTGGAAAGGTTGGAATCCAATGCCGATCCAGTGGAGGATGCCGACACAGTAAATCCGGCCCATGTGTCCCGATAGACAATTGGCTCAAGTTCTGCCCTTGCTGGTTTTGCCATGATCTTACTTTCCGATTACGGTGATGTTTAAAAGCGTTTTGGCTGAGGTTGCCGTAATAACAAGGTCCGCAGTCAGCATTGTGCCAGTTGTGCCGGTAAGTGATTGGAAAAAATACGGCAGCAAAAACACCTGCGTGCCGTTGGTTGCAGTTCCGCTGCCGCTTGCAACGTCAATCAAAACGCCCTGGAGGGTCGTGATGCTGGTCAGTGCTGCGCCTCGGAAGTCTTTTGTATCGCCGCCAACGGTAATGTTTGTCCCGCTGGTAACAACGCCTGCGGTTGTGTTTGCGGATGTTGCGGCGGCGGTCAAACCAAGGCCGGCGGGAATGTCCAAGTTGGTTCCGGCCTCGTTTGCGTATTTGTAGCCGTTGGCGTCCACGATGCGGGTAAACAGGATGTCGGCCCCGGAGCTTGTAACGGTCCACACGGCGGCGATGGCGGCGTTTGCGGCCAATCCTGCGGCGAGAGCGGCAGCAACAAGCGTGGCAGTGTTGCTGGCGGTTGTAAGGGCAACAACGACGGTCAGGGGCGAGCCGGTGACGGCAGCGGAGGTGAAGGTCAGCGAGCAGTTTCCGTTGCTCGTGCACCCGGACGCCGCAACGACGGTAGCGGTTTCGACCTGGGCGGTTCCTGCGACGTAAGCGGTGCCGCTGGCGGTGTTGGTTTGAACGTCGAGAGTGAGCGTGTTTGTCGAGGTCGTTAGCTCTGCTTTTACGCCGTAGCCGATTGTGCCGGTCGTCAGCGAAACCGACTTTTGGGAGGGTCCGATTTGAACGGTGCCGGCTTGCAGGTCGGTGTCGGCAAACGTGCCGATGCAGTTAAAGCCGTAAATTGCTTGGGCGGATGAAATTGCCATGCCGCAAGGGTTACGGACAAGCGGCGGATGTCAAAACTGGATGCGGCCTAAATGATGTCTGCCGGCATTATTGAGTCGCCAATCGAAATGTCCGATTTGCGCCACTGCTTAAAACTAAAATCCCCGTCAGTGACGGTCGTGACTTGGCCGAGATAATAAAGCGCCTTGGATCCAGTCAGCGTCACCGAGTAGGCCGCAGCGTCGTCAAAATCTGGGTAAGTTGAATTGACGACAATGGATGCGCCGGAACAGTAAAAATCAGAAATGTTTGTAAAGTAGCCGTTTCCGGTCGGATCAAGCCGAGTGACCTCGGTAATCGCGGCAACCAGCCAAACGCCGTAGGTTGTGGAAGGGGACAGGTCAATGTCGCCAAGGGATCCTGTCGGCCCAAAATCGTCGTTTAGCAAGTCTCCAACGCTGGTGTCGTAAAAAACTTGAACATCCTCTGCAGAGTATTTGGGCGGGTTTGCGCCGTCGTAAACCCACCGTTGTGCGGTGACTCGTCCAATGGCCACGCGAAGGATGTAGGCGCTGGATTCGTAGGCTGGAAATAGCTGAAATGGATGAATGTATGGAGGTGTTGGCGGCAAACCCGGCGCACCCTCAACACCTCTTCCAGCCAATCGCTGAAGGCATTCCCGAACACGGTTAGCCCATTCCGCTTTTGGCGGATCTCCCGGACTGACTCGCTCGGGAAGAATAATTGGCGTTCCTGAATTCCTCATGGCTTCGTGTAAATGACAGCGTTCCAAACTTGCCCAGGCGGCGACATGCTCCAAGTGATTGAATAATCGTTTGTGGTTTCGCTTCCAGCTTTGGTCTGGGAATCCGTAAGGCTCGTCATCCTCCAGTTGCGAGGCGCGATCACTGGAGGTGCTCCTGGTGGAATATCAATCCATCCAAGTTTTTCAATTTGCGCAGGATCAATTCCACCCATGTTGGTGGCGGATTTGGTCCACTCAATAGATGACGCCTCCCATGTCGTGTTGCCATCATCAATAATAAAATTCCACCAAAAAACCTCATCTTCGGTAGTAATAAATTCAATCAGCTTATCAAACATTGAAACAACCGTTACGGATGACGATCCTTTCGCCTCGCCCTCTTTTCGTTTTGCTCGGTTCTTGAACGCGTCGACGATTAGGCCGCGTGAGTTTGCGTCGAGAGCAAGGAATCCGGGATGCTCAATAATTGGCCGGTCAACCAGCGTCCCGTTCATTGAGAAGGTGCCGGATTGGTCGCCTTCTCCATCAAAATCCCATTCTTCAGAATATCCTTTAAGCGTGACGTTTATTTTTGTCACCCCATTTGGTTGGTGCTCGTGGTCAACTTCGTCAACCAAAAGAAAGTTCCATTTGGCGGTTAGGTTTGGGTAAAGCGTTGTAATAGAAACGCCTTTGCGAAAAGCTGTTTGAATTGGCGTGGACTCAAAGTCAAACTTCCGGCAATAGAAACTTTGCGATCCAGACCACATTCCCTCGGCGTCAAACCCGGCTCGATAATCAGGACCAGGAATCCACCCGTATGCTGGGATGCCATAAACTGTCACTTGGCTACTCATGCCCACATCCCTCCTTTTTCCCGGTAGATTCTGCTAAGTAGCTCGTTGGTTGTTTCAGCTTCATGCAAGAGCGGGGCGTTGTTCATTGAGGTTTTCCCGTCGCCGGGGATTCCAGGAAAAAGCATTCCCTTTAATCCGCCAACTCCCTCCCGAATTCCCTCGCCAATGGTTTTTCCGAGGTCTCGCAAAATTGCATTTAGCGCTCCTCCAAATCCGCCCTCTGTGTCAATGCGTGTCATAAACTTGTCCATAATTTCCCTAAAAAATTCTCCAAGGGATCTCATTGCGTCCCCAAGCCCCTTTGTGCTATTGAAGATTTTATTAACAAATTGATCCATGCTTTGCAGGTCTCCAGATCCGGTCAGACCTTTTAGAAATTCCAGCATTAGCCCTTTTTTAATAGTTGAAAATCTACCTAGCGAGTCTCCCAAATTGTCCACCGCTTCAAGGGATTCCTTGCTGGTATTTTGAAGACCATTGAGGTTGCCTTGCGCCTGCTTGATCCCCGCGGCGAAATCCTTAAAAACAGCAATTCCCTTCAGACCCATTTTGCCCCCAAAAAGCGCGGTCGTGATCTTTTCGAGTTGGCCAGGGTCCATGCTGCCCATTGTCGAGTTGAGAGCGGTCATGATTTTCTGAAATTGCTCCATTGGCCCAAGGCTTTCCAGCCCGGTCCCGCGCAATCCTAGCGCCCGCAGAGCGTCCACAACGTCGCCTTCCTGCTCCCTGGAAGACTCATAGAGGTTCTTCCGCATCGTTCCGATCATGCGGCCCGCGTCCATGCCTTCGCCGCCTGCTAACCGGAACGCCTCGGAAAGTTCCATCAGATCCTTCGTGGTCATCGCGGTTTGCCGCGACAGATCCACCAGACTCCCGGCCCAATCCATCGTTTCCGATACAGCCTCGGGAATTGCCATCACAAGTTTCCCAACCCAGTCCGTCATTTGCGCCCCGACTTGGCGAGCGCCACCAATGGCGATCTGGCGGCCAAGCCTGCCCATCATGCCCCCGATCCCGGCCATGCCTTTTTTGACGGCGTTTCCGTCAAATCCTAACACTAATTTAGTCCCGATCATAAGTCTTCAAGTGGTTCCTGATTTGCCAGTCTCTCAAATTCATCGATAAATTCCTGTGCCGGCTCGAAATAGTTCCGCCACTGGTAGCGCATGCCGTTTCGCATCCCCTCCGCATGGATGAGTTGCAGCACGCGGCAGAAATCCGTTTCCCAAATGGTTAGTTCTGGGTCCAGCCCCACGCGAAGCGCAAAAAGCTCGATGTGTGCTAGGAAGCATGGGGAGCATCCCCCTTTCCCGGCGACTCGCTTTCCACGATGGCAGCTTTGATCGCCTCCATGCGCTCTTGAATCCCAGCTTGGATTTCTGGCAATTCGTCTTCAAACTCAAGCATGAAATCAACAACTGCTTTTGCGCGGTCTTCGTTGGTCATTCTTTGGACGCCTTTTAATTCGTCCTTTGTAAGGTAACAAACCATGACAAGCTCACCCATTGCCGCAAGCGAGGATTGGCCTGTTTGGCCTTCCTCAAAAAATGCGTTTTTCCAATAGCCAAGCAGCCCGTGTCGTCCAGCAGAAAGCCGCAATTCGCGGCCTTCAAGCTCGAGAGGTTTGCCTGTCCATGCGGTTGAAAGTAGATCGTCGCGTTTCATGTTTTATTTTTGTTATCCTTGCAGTCTAGAGAGTAGTTCGTTGCGCTGCCATGCGGGTAGCTTGGCATCAATTAGGGTGTGCCTGTCATTTGATCGGTCCCGCAAATCGCCGCCCATTTTCATTTGGAAAATTGCGCGTTTTCCTGATCGGTAAAGAGCGAGGCACGTTTGACGGTTAGCGACAAATGCAAGGATGTAGCTTTCCGGCGCGCTTGGCAATTTGTTTACAAATTGCTCAATGTCAGAGATGCGCGTGAGGCCAGGAAGGTCAATGCCGCGTTCCCGAAGATAGGACAATGCGTAGCCTAGCCAATCTTCAGCGCTTAAGCGCCCTCCTGGGCGATCTTTTATAAATGCGCAGATGGTTGCAAACGGATGGAAATCAGGCAGTAGCTTTACGCTAGACCAATGATCCATGCAAGATTGAGTCGTGTGCTTTCCGTCTGCGCTGGCTTCCGCGATTCGGAATGACGCATAGGAACCGCTTATGCACTCCGCCTCAATGACCCGAACCGGATCTTTTTGATCCAATGGAATGGCGCACGCCATAAGGGCGGACGCAAGGTTGATGTCTCCGGTCTGCCTAGATCCGGTGCCGTTAATTTCTTGAATCATAATGGAAAGTTAGGTCAAAACAACTACGGTTCCAGCAGCAACAAATGGCAGATAAACGCCAGAAATCCCCCCTGATTCAAAGCCTGTGGCGGTTGCGCTCAATGTGTTGCCGGTGATGATAATCGCCGCGCCAGTTGCGCTGGCGATACTATCGCCAAGCCCTTCATTGAGTCGAGTGCGGGTGTTGTGCGTCGAATTGGCAAGAACGATAGTGCTGCCGATGTAGTCGACCAAACCCGTGCCTTTGGTTTTAACGATGCCTTCAACGGAAATGTCCTTTTTTGGATTTCCTACGGCAAAACCGACAGCGCATCCAAGATGATCTGGAAGCTCAGTGTTGTCGGACGCGCCGGTAAAACTTACGGTCCCGGCAAAAAGTCCGGTTGCGGTAGATTCGTCGGCAAGGGCGTATTGGGCGGTTCCGTAAACGGTTGCAAGTGACATGGTGGACAGTGGTAAAAGTTAGGGCTTTGGACAGGCTAAAACAGTCATCTGGATGGACGAAACCCGCCTGCCTTCACGCGGTTCCAGAGTTGGAGATGAGGTGCGAATGTCAAACACGGTCGTGTCGTTCAATCCGCTGCAAAATTGGATTGCTTGGAAATCTCCAAGGATCTGATACGCGGCGGTGACAATTGCTCGGTGGGTTTCCAGCGTAGTGCCATCCTGCGCCTCTTCCTCGGGCACGGTGTGGATTTCGGCCGCAATGGTCAGCGAATCAACTCCGCGCATGACAACTCCCTCTTGCTCGACTAATCCGGCCCCCTGGTCTATAATGGCGATCAGCGGGAAAACAGCGTCTGCGGTTTCTCCGTTTAGGACAATGGAGATGTCATCAAGCGCGGGATGATTGACGACTTGGGATTCCATCCAAGTCCGCAGGGATTCTTTGACGTTGTCGGCGGTCATACTTTGTCGAGTGATTTTTTAAGGGCAATGTTGTACCACTTGATGGTTTTTTGAGCGCCAAACGCGACGGCATCACGTCTGGCCCTATCGGAAACGACGTTCTTGGATGCCGAATGCGCGGCCCGGTTTTCGAGAACGGCGACAGGAGAAAAACCGGATTTAGCCGGCACTCCGTGGCCTTTGTTGGAGTGCTTTTGAGCGTAAGAAAGGTAGTTTTTACCAATGTTTATCCGGTCCTGTCCGGTCTGGTGCTTGGCGATCTCCATGCCTGCACCCAGCCAGCCGCCTTTTGCCATGCCTGCGCGTTTAAACCGTTCGCGCATGGCGGATTTAAAAACAGCCTCGGTGCATACCTTTCGCTCCGAAACCGGCAAATGCGCTGTTCTTGCCCCGCGTCGGGTCCGGTTAAGTTCGATCCAATCGTTGACCTCTCCAGCGGATTGTAAGCCTTTTTTGTTTGATCCCCCAACCTTAGGGACGATCAGGATTACATGGTAAGCGTCTGCAACCATTGCCCCTTCTTGCTGCCCTTTTGCCCAGGTGGTCTTGCCTTGCTTTTTTTCGCGCCCGTATTTATTCGGCCCCCATGCCTGAGTTTGCACAGCCAAATCCCGGCAGACGGAAACGCCCCAGCGGATGACGGCCTGAGCCGAAGTTTCCCCAAATGCTCCTGCCGCTTTTTTTAACGAGCGCTCAAGCGCTTGCATGTCGTATTTTGCGGAAACCACATAGCAATGGTAATATCCGCAAGGCGAATGTCAAAATCAGCCCTGCCAGCGCTCAACGTCGGACACCAACCGCTTTACCTTGATTACGTCGCCCATACGTCCTGGGCGATAAGGCGAGCCGGGGCGACGAATAACGCAACCCTCGCCGCCTGCCGCAACAATAGCTGACTCGCGTGAGCAAAGTTCGTCGTGGCCTTGCAGCGCAATGTGCAAAACCAGTTCTGCGGGATGAGCGATTTCCATCTGTTGCAATTTGGCATCGCGGTCCTCAAAAGTGCCAGCTTCGGCCAAATCAAAAACCATGAATTTTACGCCGGCCCAATCGCTGCCAGCCTTCTGGATTGTGGAAACAAGTCGGTCAAAAGTCCCGCGCCCCATCCAAAGCTCACCGTCAAGCCTTGAACCGCGTGGCAGACCCGCCGTAAAACTGGCCGGCGCCTTCAAGTCCTTGCCGTTGCGGGTCAGGAGTTTCGAGCCGTTCCAGATTGCCCTGACACCGTCGAGCTTCTCCGAAACCCACCAGCCAACCACATCGGCGGGGAGGGAATCAGTGAGCAGCGCGGCGTCCATGAGTGAAAACTACCCCGTCCGCTTTGAATTGGCAACAATTATTTCAAGCCTTCGTTAAAGTCTCCAGCATGATCTCGGCAAACCCAGCTCCGATGCGGACGCGCTTGACCCGGAACGTGGTGCCTCGGGCGGTTGCTTTTTGGTTAACGTATTCCAGCCCGGCCAGCGGGTAAGCGGCGTCCCAAGCTGCGCGACGAACTACGGCCACCAGCGCGTTGTCGGTGTCGTTGCCAAACTCGCCAAAATCTTTGCTGCTGACAATCTCGTCAAAGACGGCATCGACTGCGGCTCCGCTTCCAATGGTCAAGGATTCAGCGCCAATGACCGCAAAGGAGGCGGAAGAGGCGGCAATAGTAAAATCTGTCAGCAAGCTCATGCCGTTATCCTACCGGTTCAGGTGCCGAAGTCAAAGCGGCGTCGTGCCGGTAGGTGTGAAGCGTCAAATCAATGTGGCTAGCGGTCTTGATTCGCTTTCGCGCTTGCTCGCACCAGATCAAATCCTCGCCATAGTTTGACTCGCCAAACAGGCATCCGGCGACAACGTCCCGCTTCCAGGCGCAAACGTGCCAAGGGGCGCGAAACGTGATCCCGCCGGCATTGAATTTCCCGTCTAGATTATTGACCCCAAAATGAACTTCAGATTCCAGCCCGTTGTAAATTGCCCGCTGCCGAAAAGTCACAACGTCTGGATTGTGGCCGATTGCAATCAGGATGCTGGAAACGTAGTCGTTGGAAATGTCGTCGTCATCGTCCACAAATGCAACGTATTGACCCCGCGCAATATCGACCAGCGCCTGCCGCTTTGCTCCGATTGAGCGCTGCCGGTTATCGCAGAAAACAAGGTGTTCAACTGGCAGGTTTTCGATTTGGCTTTGGATCTTTTCTTGCAGCTTGGCAACTTGGCTTGCTCTCGTTGGAATCGTCGGCGTCAGGATTGATAATTTCATCGTGTTTTTTTCTAAAGATTTGTTCGTAATTCTGCGCGAATTTGCGCGGGTCAACTGGTCGTGGTTTGCTTCCTTTGCTCATGGTTTTTCTTTGGTTGTTCTCATCCAGACTCTTCCGATTTGCTCGACGGTGTAGCCATTAGCGGCAGCGTGCTCGTCAACGGCCTGCTTTACGTCTTCGCATGGGTAGTCGTGACCGGAAAAAACGCCGTCTGGCTTGACCTTTGGAAACCATGCCGCCAAGTCCCGGACAACGGAATTGTAGTCGTGCGCTGCGTCGATGTAAACGGCATCGATGGAACCGTCTGCAAATTTGCTGGCTGATTCCGCAGAGTCGCCAACGATGGCTTTGATCATGTCGCGCACTCCAGCCGCCTCGGTGTTTCGATCAAATAGGTGCTTAATGCTTCCGCCGTTGTCTTCCACGATTTCAACGTGCGCCGGTTGGTTTTGCTCGCCCTTAAACGTATCCACGCACCAGACTTCTGCGGCCTTGCCAATGTCCTGAAGTTCTTGGCAAAAGACGGCAATCGACTGGCCCATCCAAGATCCAATCTCGACAAAAACCGCGCCGTCTGGAATTGACCTAGCAAGCGCCCGGTAAAATGCCGAGTAATCGCACCAGCCTCCAATATCCCGCGCCAACTTAATTCCTTTTTTTAGCCGCTCGTAAGTTGCTTGGCCTGCATGGTAGTTTTCTGCGGAATTACTGCGCTCGTAGGTTTCGTCGGTTTGCGCTTTTCCCGCCGCTGGGTGAACATGCTCAAAAACCAAATGCCGCGCATCGATGACAGCTTTGTCACGATAGGCGCATTCGGAAAACCAGTTGTCGGAATACATACTAAAAAACTCAGGGTGAAACAGGTGTCCTTGGTCCCTGTATCTTGCGCGAGTCAAGATTGCCATGCACAAAAGTCCATCCGCTCGGAATCCGTCAGAAACGGCAAGCACTGCGGGTTTTGAGGTGTTGCCAATCGCGGTCAGAATTGCCGTGTCCCATCCTTGGAAGCATCGGAAATCGTCAGATAGTTGCACCAGAACAGAGCCTTGCGCCTGCTCTGCGGCAAGGTTCCACGCCTCAACCGGCCCGCCGCTTCCGCTTGTCACTACTGATCTCGTGTTGAACAGCGGGAACGAACCGTGGTCGTCGCTATCAATTGCAAAAATATGCTCCACGGAATCTGGATTGTCTGCCGCTCGCATCCATTCCATCCGGGTTTTCCATGCCATTGCAGGACGGCCCCTGGTGGCATGCAAAAGGCTAATCTTAGCTCCAGAGCGAATGAAGTGATTGGTTTCCAGCGCGTCTGCCTCCTCGCGCCTATTTGACGCCCTTAAAGCCATTCCTCGCAGCCCTATGCCGAGTTGCCCGTAATAGGTCCGGCGAAGGTTCCACGGAGGATTCGCCGGCAGCTTCAATGCCATCATCGCCTCGGTCCATCCAAGCGCGGATTCTGAATCCGCCGGCAGTGACGCAAGACCGAGTTCCCCAAATGCCTCGCGCCTGCAAGGGTCGGTTAAAATGGCTTGGATCAGCATTGATTTCCTGACCTCGCCATCCTGCGCGAGTCTGGCCAGTTGGAAGTATGCTTCGTAAAGCTCCGGCTTGCCAACGCCTTCCAGTCCAATAAATTCGATAGCTTTAGGGATTGCCTCGTCGTTTCGGTCCAGCGCAATCAGCGATTGGAAAACGTGGAATTTCTGAGAAATGGTCCGCTTGTCTTCTGGAATGCTTTCAAGAATCCGCAGGTTGCGCTCGTCACGCGCTGCCGTCCTTGGCTCGCTTGCATGGGTAATTCTGGCAGATTCAAATCGAATTGAGGGCTTGGCGTCGTCGTTAAATTTAAGGCACTCATGCACGGGATTTTGCCACCGCGCCGACCCCTTGCGCCAAAGCCTCTCGCGCCAGTTGATGACGCCATCCTCGGGCACGACGTAGGGCATCAGAACACCGTCGCAGTCTTTTTCGTGGATGTCTTCAATGAGAAGGCGGATTTGCTTGATTGAATCCTCGTCAATTAGGTCATCGGTGTCGGCCCACATTAGCCAGTCGCCGGTCGCCATGTCGCAAGCCATGTTTCGGGCTGCGGCAAAGTCGTCAACGTGCGGCCATTTATTTTTTGGATCGTTCCAATACTCGCCAGTGCGGCATCCCTTCTTCTTGGCAATGGCAATAGTCTGGTCCGATTCGACTTGCCGGCCTGTTGAGCGGACCACAATCACCTCATCGGCCAATGGCCCAAAGGCATCCAAAAAGCGCCCCATGATATTTTCCACATTCCCGGCAATGACGCACAAGCTCAGTTTCTTTTTCATATTTCCTGCGCCTTGATATTACTTCATGGCAAAATTGGCAAACGAAAAAACCCGCTGCCATTTCTGACAGCGGGTTTCCCCGAATGAACACAACACCAGAAAAACTTATGGCTTCGTGCCATGCACCAGCCCGAGGGTGAGGCCGGTTGCAGTCCCAAAGAGACACTCAAAAGCGCCATACATCACGCCGGTCGCGGCATTAAAAGAGCGGCGATAGCCCATAACGATGCCGGAAGGATCGGCAACGCGCTCAACAGCAAGATACTCGGAAGCGGCAAGCGGCTCCAGGTAGCGCATCGCAATGTTGATCGAATCTGGGTGAGCTGCAAACGCAACAAGCGAAGTCGCGGCGGTTGGCAGGATGTTGGTTTCGTAAGTCGGGAATCCAACCAACTGGCCAAGGGTGCCTTGCCGCGCTGCCTGATTGTCGCCAATCTGATAAGCGTTCAACACGTTGGCGGTTCCAAGCAGGGTTGCTCCGACCACGGTGTTGTGGATGAAGCTGCAAACTCCCGGATCAACATCAACATTGCGGCCAGCTAGCACTTTGCGCAGCTCAATCAAAGATGACAAGGAGTAGTTTGCTTCAAGCGTGGTGATCGATGCGCTGCCAAAGTTGGTTGTGGTAATCAGCTTCCAGATGTTCTGGAGCACCAGATCGCCAAGAGCGCGACCAGCGGCAAAGGCCAGTTCGTCGAAACGCGCTCCCGAGCTGTTGGCAGCTTGAAGGTCGGTGATGTCGAACGTAACAACCTTGTGCTGGTTGATCGAAACGGTGTTGTGCGTCACCGCGCCGCCGCCGGTTTGGTAGTTGGCGGTGCTGGCGTTAAACGTAGTTGCCGTAGCCGCCGAAATGTAGGGAATGACAATGGCGTCGCCAACCTTTGCGGCCGAGTCGTCAAGACTGCGGGAAAATGCGCGGAGTGGAGCGAGCTTGGCAGTGAAGGCAATCAAAGCCTGTTGCGCAAAAATCGTGTCGTTGAATGAAATGGTAGCCATTTAATTTAGTTAGTTTGTAGTGATTGATGAGAGATTATTTTTTCATTTGCTCGCGGATTTCCTTGCCGTGCTTGGAAATGTATTCTGTGCGAGCTGATCCAGTGAGTTTGCCGACTTCAAGCAAATGATCCACGGGTGTTGACCCGAGGTTTTCAATTTCCAGAGGTGCGGTGATTCCAGCGGCAGCGGCAATTTCAACCGCTTTACCAGCGGCAGAGCTTTCGGCTTTGCTGAGCTTGTCGGTAAGTTCGGAGATTGCTTGCGCGTTTTCGTTTGCCAGTCGGTCAGACTCTGTGAGTTTCCCGGTAAGAGTTTCGATCTCGTTTTTAAATCCGGCTGCTTCCTGCAATGCGGTTTCGGCAATTTCGATCTTGGATTTAAAATCGGCAAATGCCGTTGCGTGATCGGCTTCCAAAGAGGAAATTTGATTCTCCAAGGCGGAAATGCGTCCGACGGCTTCGTCGGCAGAAGGGTTTGTGAGGCGTGCTAGCAGGCTCATGTTGGAAACGGTTTTGCCATGCTCGGCGCGAATGTCAAACAGGCTGTCTGCAAAGCCAAGCTCAACGCATTTGGCTGCGTTCATCCAAGTTTCATCCATCATTAGCTCGCGCATTTCGGCCATTGGCCTGCCGGTCTTTTCTGCGTATATTCCGGCGATCTCGTTGGACATGCCTTCGCAAAGATCCGCCATCCGTTGCAAGTCTTTTGAAGTCCCCCTGACTCCAACGCTAACGTCGTGGATCATCATTTGACCATTAGGGACGATCTGGCATTCGTCGCAAGTCGCTGCAATCACGCTGCCCATTGAAGCGGCAAGGACATTGACGATGGCGACCGTGTGAACGCCTTTTGCGCTCATTGCCTTCAGTTCGTTGACGATGACCATGCCGTCAAAAACGCTGCCGCCTGGGGAATTGATCGTGATTTCCAGCCGGTCCACTTGGTTGCTGGCCTCGTTGGTCAAGTTGGTAAAGTCGGGATTCGTGAACGCTTCTGCGCCAAAAACCTTGGACATTTCCCGCGCCAGTTGCTTTCGGCTGAATTCGTCAACCGTATCGTCCAGCGTTACTTTGCCGGTCTTGTTTTCAATTTTAAGAATCTTCATCGTTTTGATTTGGTTGAATGATTTGATCTGAGGTGTCCGGCTGGTCGTGGCCCATTTCGTTAGCGGTCAGCATCGCCATTTCCCTGTCCTCAACTTCGATTTCAAAGCCGGATGACGCGGAAACGTCCTGCGATACTTGACGCGCAATGACTTTGCGAAGCGCAACAGAATGCGCCCGCTTCGTGTAAAACTCCTCCTCAGTTAGCCCGCGAGCCTCGGTGATTTCGTCGGTGTTGCGAAGTCCTGCCCGCCATTCATCGACCTCCATTTTCGACTCGCGTCCATCGTCAACGGATAGGCGCGGCGGTTTGGAAAACGACCAGGCAAACGGATTGTCGAGCAAGGGAACGCGGCCTGCTTTTTGAAATACGGAATACGCAAACGAGAAAGCGGCCAAGGCAGCTCGACGCAAATCCCTTTGGCGTTTTAAGACGAACCGTCGGCCTTTTACGATCTCGGCCCGAGCATCGGTCCCTTGGCCGGCACCTTTCCAAATGGAATAAGGCCAGCACGGCGCAAGACTCATGCGGATCATTCGGTCTTGGAAGTTCTCCCACATATCGCCGGGTGAGTCGTGCTTGACCTGCTCCATCTTTTCGCCGCTTCCGGCTTGCATGTAAACGACCCCGCCTGGGATGTTTTGCATGACAAACGATGAGTCAGTGGTTGGATTTTGGATTGAATTCATCGGGTCATCTAGATCCGGCCCGCCTGACTCGTTAAAAACCGTAAGGTGTAATCTGGAAATGATTTGTTGCCGAATGCGCTCGTCTTCCGTGGATGCAAGGCAGGCAGAAATGTCCATCAGCGCGTGACTGAATGCAGGGATTCCTCGGGTTTGCTCTGCAAAATCTGGATTAAAAATGTGGATGACGTTTGCCGCCTCAATGTCCTCAAAAGTCTCGCTGATTCTAAGGTCGCCGGTCAAAACTCGGTATGCGGCAGGCTTTCCGCTTTTGTAGACGATGACTCCGTCGCTGATTTTAAAGTCTTTGAATTTTCCGCTAGAAACCCTGCCGCTTCCGTCTGGACCGTCGCCAACTCGGTGCGCTGGAACGACCTGCAATCGAGGGAATCCGTCTTCGCCAACAATCTTGATCCAGAACTGATCTCCGTCCCGGTCAATCGCCACGCTGGCAAGTTCAAGCGTTTTGTGCCAGTCGAAAGGTTGCCCTTTGACGTTGCAATTTGGATACCAGACTTTGCGCATGAAACTGGCAATCTGCTTGCCGTCCGCAAAGTCTGATTCGCCAACGTAAGCCGGAAGAAACGCTTCGCCAACGCTGTAATCCGCTTTTTGATCGACCGCTCCTTTAATAACGCCGACGTTAGTATAAAGGCGGCTGGAAAGGCTGCGGAGACGCCTAGAATCCCAAGGGGTGATCAATTTGTCAATGTCCTCGGTCTTGACCGGATAGGTCACGCCGCGCCGACGATCATACTCTGACGCATGCGCGTATCGCTGCGGGTTTGAGTAGGGCGTGCCGTATTCGTTGAGGATTGTTGCCATGTTAAAATATCGCGGTGGTTTGCGATGGAATTGCGTTTCCTGCTTTTGCCATTCCGCAAACCAAGGAAAGAATTTTAAGCCGGTCCATTGCCTTTAGTCCCTGCATGGCCGTAAACATTTGCCCGTTTACCGTAGAGCTTGTAATCTGGGTCGCACCGTTTGGATCGGTTGCCAGAGACAGGGCCAGCGCTTTCCTTTCGTCGCGGATTGCGGAAATTGCCTTCTCGTCGTCCTCCAATGCGACGTAAATAGAACGGGCTGTGGTAAAAAGACTCACGACGCAAGCCTTGGGGACGGTGCGCGAATGTCAAAGAGGCTGCTTCAGGATTCAGGTGTGGCCGATGCGTCAGGTTCAGAAATTGGCAAAGACTCAAAAAGCCGCATCATAAGCGCGGCGGCGATTTGATAGACGAGGCAGTCCCAAAGGTGGTTATCCCGGTTCTTTGTGACCCAAACGGATTCCTCTTGGCCGGTCTTGGGCGAACGGATCATTTCCCGACGTTCGGCTTTTAGGTGTTTCTCAAAGTCTTTTGACATGTCAGACGGGAATTCCATGTCTGCGCCGTGGCCGGTAATGATCGCGTGCAGGATGTCTTTGACCGGATTGGTGGCGACAAAAACAAATTGAACGATGGCGCCCCGAGGTGACCGCGCCCGCTGGATTTTGGAATAGAGCCTTTCGGTTTTTGCGCCAGATTGCGAGACGTGAGCGAATGACCGCTTGTTTCCTTCGCCTTTGATTCCGCGCCATAGGTGCAACGCCATGAGGTTAAAAATCCGGGGCTGGTCGTAACCGATATCGATCCAAACGTCTGGCGGATGGACGTTGTAGCGTTTGGCTAGATCAACCAGCGCTGTTTCTTCTTTGCCGTCGCCAGCAATACGTCCTTCCCAAAGAATCCGGCTTCCTCCACCGGCTTTCCACGCTTGGACGATGGCCCAAAAGTGGGTGCCTTGAACGTCAATGGTTATGAAGCGCGCCGGCCTGCGGGAATCGCTCGGCCCCATCATCGCTTCGCCTTCCATTGGTTTTCCGTCGGCGTGATCGAGCGTTGAGAAATCGGAGCGGGAAATCTCAACCTTGGCGTCGGCCATGTCGTCAGACCAAAAATTGGCGCGGCGTTTTTGCCACCATTGGCGGTATTTATCGACGACGCCGGCGCGAAGCATGCGCTTGCCTTCCAGCCAGCCCAGCACCTCGTCGGACCAGGGAACCCACCAGATGGCTAAGGAATCGACATGGAAGCCAGCGTAGCCGGTCAACGCGTTTGGATTGCTGCCGACGTAGCCTTGCGAGCCGTTTCCCATGTTTGATCCAGCCAGCTTGCGTCGGACCATCGCCGTGTCTGGGTATTGAGCACGGCAGGAAATGCACTCCAGCCTAGCGGTTTCCGCTGTGGCCTGCTCGTCAATCTCACCATCGGCCCGGTGGACAACGTCAAACCTGAGAGAGTCCCATGAATAAATCTGCGGCGTTTTGCACTTCTCGCATTTCCATGAGAAATTAGCCTGCGTGGTTTTTTGCCATTCAAGGTCCAACTCTTTGCCAGTTTCGCCACCTTGCGAAACAAGGAAAACTTTTCGGTTCCAGCGGTTGTGATGGCGGGCGAGAAATTCCCGAATCAGACCCGCAGTCCATTTCCAGACCTCGTCGCCGTAAAGCCAGCGGCAGGATTTCTCTTGAAAGTTCGACATGTTGGCACCCCCAAGGACCAGCGCCATGTGCGGGAAAATGATCTCCAGCTTTCTGGATGAGCTTCGGTCTTCCGGCCATAGACCCATGATCGGCTCGCAGGATTTTAGCGTCGGGAGCAAGCGGGTTTCTGCCCAAAATTTTGCGTCAGGGTCGGTCTGCGATGCGTAAAGCAGATTACCCGGGTCTTCCGAAACAACGTAGGGCACCAGCGCTTCGGCCAGGGTAGATTTGCCGGACCCAGTCGGAGCGATGATGACGCACTCGCGGGTTTCGCTGTCTGCCGCGCATTCCATCGGAGCTTTCCACCAGGGAGTTTGCTCCGGGTCGAACGATGATGAGCGCTCGGAGTTTTGGATTTTTACATGCTTCTGCGCCCACTGCCACGGCTGGAGCCGGGTTGGAGGGCGGAAACCGAGGCGAGCGCCGGCCACAAATGGGTTAGTCGTAGAGGTTGCCGGTTTCATCGGACAGGCGGGTGAGGATGTCGGAAATGTCAGCGCGCAGGATGGCTTGGATCTTCGCGGCTGGAAGCCCTTCGAGCTTTGGGGCGGAATCTGCGGCCAGCTTTAGAAGTTCGGATCGAGCTGCGGAGCATACGCGGGTTGCGGCCTCGCGGACTTGACCGACTGGGATTAGGTCGCCCATCTCCTCGCGGATTTTGACGCCAACCAAGAGAGCCTTGAGCTTGTCGGCCAGGATCTTTACGTCGTTATGATCCTGCGTTCTGCGGATGTCAGACTCAATGCGCCGAATTGCCTCGTGCGGGTCTTCCGGCATGTCGTCGTCTGGAACAACCGGCGCGACCGTTAGCTTGGCATCCTTGGCAACTCGGTGGCGTCGTTTTCCTAAGTGTTGCGCTAGTTCTTCGGCGTTCCAGACGTTGACGCCAGCGGTTTTTGCGGCGTCCAAAACGTCACGCGAAATGCCATTGGCAACGCAGATTTGGGCGAGTGTTTTTTTGCTCATTGGTTCTTAGTGGGTTACGTCCAAGGCCTGGGATTCATGCATGCGTTTATCCCGCGCGACGCAGCCCGGACGGCAAGCGTTTATGGCGTAGGGTTCCCATATGGGCCATAAGCCGTTGACTTTCAATAGCTTGCAAAGACATGCTTAATTATTGTTTGTAAGTTGTTCGAATTTAGTGAGTTGCACACAAAAGCAATTGCATTTGAGGTTTTGTTATCGCGTCTCGCTTTGCTATGTTGGCAGATGCCTCTAACGGTTCAAGGTTGGTCCAGTGCCAGCACCGCGCGACATGGTTTGAATCCGTATGATCGAATGATGCGCACGGAATAACATGATCAACGTGCCAATGTGTTCCGTAATTGTCCCATGTCATTCCCCTTTTAAACTTGGATTCCAAGTGCTTCGCAAGCTGGCTAGTCGAGCATCCAATGAATGAAGACTTGACGCTTGCTCCTCCTCTCCTCGCTGTTTTCATCAACAGCTTAAGCCTAGTTCTCATGTTTGCCACAGCACGTTGCGCCGGACTCATGCTCATTCTGGATCTTGCCCAAACCTGTGACCAGTCAGGATAAACCGATTTGAATCCATGCGCTCTAATGCTCCTCATACAACAACGCTCATAGATGTTTTCTGGTGAATTGTATTCATCCATTGCCTGCTTGTTCATCCACATAGCGGACCAATCAAAAAACCTCCGATGCGCCCGAATATCAGCCATCGCCGCCTCTTCATAAAGCCTCTGCGGTTCGCTCTCAACCGCCTCAGCCTCTTTCCGCTTTGCTGTGATCATAGCCCTCCCGACATACACCATGCTCCCGCACTTGGGTTTTTCGGCAACAACCCCCCGAGCTTTCCATTGCCTGCCGATACTCGTCCCGTGAACTCCTATAATTTTTCCCGCTGTCTGTTGCCCCAACCCAATCTTCGCCAGACAGCACGAACACGCAAGCCAACGGTTCACTTGGAACTCTTGATGGCATTCGTTCCGGCAGAATCGGTTAGCCCCGTCGCTTCTCCCTGCTGCCCGCTTGCCGCAGTTCTGGCAGTTGAACGCATGTTTCCATGACTGATTCTTGCCAATCTTGCCTTGGCGATGTTCGCACGGCTCGACTCTGACTTCTTTTGCGACTTCGAAGATCCGCCCTTGCTGCTGAATTCCTTGTGCGTCATACATTTCGTGTATTGTAAGCGGTTAGTCGCCAATGTCAAACAGGATCCTCCTCGCATCCCTCGACCACCTCACGCTTTGACAATTGATACCATCTGAGCGGCTTGCCTCCTCTTGCGCTTGGCCCTATAAAGCATTCCGCTACTCCTTGGACCACGGAGTCTTCGATAACCATCGCTGCCAAAGCAACGCAACATCCGCATTCTCTTACGATGAAATCAATGATGTCCTGCCTTGAAACAGGCCCGTCAGAAAGAGCTTCGGCAACGTGTTTGGTTGTCGCCTTTTTGTGTTTTTTAAGACGCTTAGAAAATTTAGTCCTGTCTAATTTCTCGGCTACAACAAATCCCCATATCTCCTCGTCAACCGGTCTTGTAATTAAAAGCCCTTGCCTTTTAAGGTTGGTAACAACGCCACGGATGAGCATCGCTTTCAAAGAATGCGCGTCCAAAGGATCTTGCTTTTTTCTTTTAAACGAAGAGCTAACAACATCCGATTCCTCAAAATTGATTCCTGCTGCTGTGGCTGATTTGTTGCCAATCCTTTCAGAAAGCCATTTATTTAAGGTCTTGTCTAAATTTTTGACTACGCCATCAGAAAGCAAAACATCTCCCGATTTTCGGATTTGGCGCTTATGATCCCTAGTCGGTTCCTTGATGTCCCGTCTGGCGTAGCTGGATCGCTTGCGGGTTGCCATGCCGACGTATAGCGCTGTTTTTCAGCGCCTTCAATCCTATTCTTACGAAATTATCGTGTTTATTCTTTAGACCGGCCTAGAATTGCTTTGCTTTAGATTTTGGCATCATTGCGCCAAAAACCCTTACGGCGGCTTGCAATGCCATCCGCAAGGATTAATCCGGCCATTCCGCCCGGTTTTCATTCGGGCTTGACACCCGTGCCTATAATTATTCCAGAGAGTCCCATTGCACCTCACGCCATTTGTGCGGCGAACGAAAGGAGTTGCTTCTGGCTGAATCTGACATTGCCAACGACGAGCACCTTGCCGCGGATCTCCCATGATGCTGCTTCCGCGGGTTTCGCCGTTTGCGCCTTCATCCTAAAATCCTCGATCCAAGCACGTTGTTCGCCCTCGGTCGATAGCCTGCCATTGCGAAACGCCTGGTTGGCCTGCGCTGCGGTCATGTCCTCCCTCTTCACTAGGAGAACATCCGGCTCATCATTGCGCATGACGATCAGCGGGATTGGTTCCGTCTCGAAGCGTTGCTGCAATGAGATGGGAAGGCTCTTCAATTTCCTCGATCCCGGCGAATTGTCCATCGCCAGCGCCGGGATGATCTGCCCGCGTCCGATGCGCTCCAACGTGTTCAGCATTCCCGGCGTCATCGAAGGACATTGTTTGGTGATATAATCGTAAACGTGTGGATCAGCATCAACGAGTTCAACCATGATATTTCCGGCGCGTTGCATCGCATCGCCTCCGTCTTTGATCGCCTGCGCCAGTTCGACGATCTTGGAATTTTGCTCTTTGGTGGTCATTGTCTTGATTTCGTTTTTCATTTCTTTTTGGTGTTGTTGGTTTTCGGGAGATTGGTTAGGGCTTTGGTTATTTCAGCCACAGCTTGCATCATGCGGAACGCGTCGGCGGTGGATTGTTCGGCGCAGAGGTTTTGGCGGTAAGATTTTAAGTAGGCTTTGATGCGGGCTTTGTATTTCGGGGTTTGCCGGTAGGTTTTTTGGCGGGTTTTTCCTTTCGTGGTTTGTTGGTAGGCTTTCTGGTAAGCTTTGACTTTTGGTGTTTGCCGGCGGGCTTTTTCGGCGGCTGCGACAACGGCTTTGCGTTCCGAAGTTTGGTTGAGGGCTTTGGCAGCGGCTTTGTGTTCCGGGGTTTGATGGTAGGCTCTGTTGTAGGCTTTTCGCTTCGCCTTCCAAACCTCCACCTTCTCCGGCGTGTCGCAGTATTTTGGGATCTTGGCCATAATCAAAACGGAATAAAACTTTCGTCCTCATCATCCGCTTGCGCCTGCACCTGCACCTTCGCCTGCACCTGCGCCTGCGCTGGCTTAACCGTCTTCCAGTTCCCCAGAATAGCCCCGCGCTCGCCAGCCTGCCTCCGTGCCATCCCTATATCCTGAACGATGAAGCCCTCGTTGTTATATTGGTCCACGCCCTCGCGGTTTTCCATCAGGGTCATGTTCAAGTAAGTGCCTTTTTTGCCGGTGAAAAGTGCGGCCTTGTCGATTTTCTTTACGTCGATGTTTATTGCGATCATGTTGTTTGTTTTGTTTGTAGATTAGATTTTGATTTTTGAGTTTTCCAATTCTTGCAAAAGCTGGCGGACTAGCTGCTGGAACCATTGATCGGTTTCAAGCAAATCCTCGGCAACTTTTAGACCGTGCATAACCGATCCGTGGTCCCTGCGAAATACTGCGGCTAACTCGTGCAATGTCCATCCGCCTTTTCTGGCAATGTGCCAAGCGGCAAAGCGGATGAGAGGAACTCGCCCGCCTCTATCAGGCGAGAAAACAAGTTCCCTTTGAATGCCGGTCAGGATGCATGCACGTTCGGCCAGCATGGCGGTTGGGTTGGTTAGGTTCATGGCTGTTTGCGGTAAGACTCCCAAGTGAACTCGATCGATTTCCCGTTTTCGCGGGCGCGGTCCACAATCGATTTTCCAAGGCTTTCCGCCAAATCCGATTTTGCGAGGTTGGCAATCAGGATCGTTGGTTTCATTGCTGCGTATCGGGCGTCGATGACGTGGGTGAGCAGGCGGTCCTCGAATGCTGTTTCCCCGCGCTCCTGGATCTCATCGAGGATGAGAAGAGGTGCGGTCGTCAGCTCGTCGATGACCTCCATTTCGGAGCGCATCGCGTCCCGGCGGAAGGTCGCCCGGACCTCGAGGAAAAATCGCATTGCCGTTCGATATTGCGAACCGCCGACGACGACGGCCAGTTCCGCCGCCATTCGGGTTTTTCCGCCGCCTCTTTTTCCGTAAAGGACCACGATTCCCTTTTTTCGGACCTTTTCGGCAGCCACGTCGAAAGCAGCAAGCCATTCTTGGCCATGCGGAGGGGTCTTCACGGCCTCCAAATACTTCTCCGGCCACCCAGTCCGCGAACCGAGGGCTTGCCACGCCCTAGCGTCCCGCAATTTAATTCTGCGTTGGTCCTCGGCGGCGGCGATTTGCTCCGCGGTCGGCAGGATCTCATCTGGCGCGGCGGCGATGAGCGCATCGAGGTTTTGGATTAGTTCGTTTGGGTTCATGGGAGTTCGAGCATTTCCTGAGGGTATTCGTTTTTGCGGTGCGCGGGTTTTTGCCCCGGCGCGGCTTTCTGGCTCGGGAGCCAGCCTTGCGATTTCCACTTTCGGATTCCGGCCTGCCAGTCGCGCACCGGGCTGGATCCGTTTTTCCAGCCGTTGGCCGTCCAGTGATAGAACATCGATTCGCCGTCGGCCTCGGGCATGTCGATTTCGCGGCAGAATGCCTTCAGATCATCAAGCGATCCCGTTTTCCGAGAAATGACGAGCGGGTCGCCCGCGCTCTTTTCTTTTCTTCTCTTCCTTTCTCTTACCTTATCTTCCTTTCCTTTCTCTTCCGTTGAAGCTGTGCTTGAAGGTGTGCTTGAAGCACTGCTTGAAGGTGTGCTTGAAGGTGCCTCGTTTTTCAGCTTCGCGGCAGCATTCGCGGCCCT